CTGTATTAATTGTCGGGCTTACTGCTAATTCTTCATTAACTTTACTAAACCATTTTTCAAATTTATCCATCTTAGTTTATATTATTAGTTTTTTATATAATTTATATATCACTGTAAAAATTGCATAAAAAAAGGGAAAATCTTTCGAAATTCCCTTTCATTAAATATATTTGGTTAACGTTAGTTAACTTAGTGATTAAGCTAAGTTGATTAAGTTAGTCCAAGATCCAGCTCCGTTAGTAATGCTAAAAGTAACATACTGAGTTTCAGCATGGAATCCAGCTTCAACTAATGCAAATCTAGATTTTACAGCAATTTTCGGTGCCATAGTTCCTTCAGCAATAGTTTGTACTGATTCAGCCATTAAATAAGGCATGAATACTAATCCAGGTCCGTTTCCGTCTCCTTTTCTTCCTACAGATATTTTGTAAGATCCCCAGTCTTGAGTTGGGTCAGTATATACATTAATTCCAGCAACAGATCCTAATGGGTAGATTGCTCCAGCCGATTGAGAAATAGTGTTTGCCATTGGGTTTGCAACAAATCCAGAGATTGATTGTAAAATAGTAGCTACTTGTGCTCCAACAACTGCAAAGTTACCAGCTCCTCTTCTTCCTCTGTTAGCAATTAAGTTAGCAGCGGCTAAAACCTGAGTTAATACTTTTCTGTGTTCTGATGCAACAGTCTCACCACCTGATAATGCAGAAGCATTAGCTAAAGCGATATCAAAATCAGTAGCTGTACCAAATGTAGCAGTTACGTTAGTTGTTCCTAAAGTTCTTACAGAACCTAAGATGTGTTGGTTAATAGATTGAGTTAATTCGTTAGTTAATACTGACTCAACTTGAGCAACAGCATCTACACCGAATTGTTTTAAATCTTGTACTTGCTCTCTTGTAACTGCAGCAGCAACTTGGAAAGTTTCAGCAGCAATTGATTTAGAGAATAAAGAAAGACCCATTACTTTATCAGCAGTTCTTTCACCAGCTTCTCTAGAGTAAGGTGCACCAGCGTCGTTAGATGCAGCGAATCCTTTAATGTGATCTTCTAATGCTTTAACTAAAACAGGAGTAGTATATCTATCAGCTATTGAAGCTTCTTCAGAACCTGAAACTACAGATAATGCATCTACAACTTTAATGATGTTTAAACCATCAATTCTAGAAGTTCCAACTAATACATCGTTACCAGCTTTAGCTGAAGATGTTTTAACATATGTAGGAGTTACTGAGTTATCTAATCTACCTCCTTCGTATGTGAAGTCTAAGTAAGATAATAATCCCATTGGTCCAGCCATAGGTACAACTGGTACTAAATCTAAACCAATTGTTTGTGCAGCAACTTGCATTGCTAAAGGTAATAAAGAAGGTGCTTTATCTCCTGATCCATTTGCTCCACCGATAACTGGAAATGCAGCTGCACCCATACCTGTTAAGTTCATAGAAGGATCTAAACGCATAATGTTTGCATCTTCATATAATTTGTGATTATGACAGTAAGTTGACATCCATGCTAATTTGTTAGCATCGTTGATTCCTGTCGCAGACTCGATAATTGGAGCCCATGTTGATCTGATTTCAGATTCGTTAATTAAATTTGCCATTTTTATATTTTATATTTTTTTAATGGTATTGTTATTTATTATTTCGATTGTTTTTTAGTCTTTTGCTTCTTAACTAATAATCGATATTCTTTTGATATTATTATATATCTATATTATTTTGGGCAAAAGATAAAAATAAATGATTTTTTCATTTTACCCGTTTTTAATATTTATCTTATTTATTAAACTTTGCAGCTATTTGAGCAGCGATTTCTGTCATATCATATCCAATAGTTGGTTTAACCTCTGTAGATTCTTTAACCATTGTTACTTTTTCCATAACTTTAGATACTTCTCTTAAATCTCTTGTTTGCCAAAAGTTTGCAACTTGGTATGCAGACTCTAGCTTGTGCATTTTAGACTGTGCTAGGATTGAGTTCTTTTTTGCTTCAGATAATTTAGCAAAAGTTTCTTTGTATTCAGCAGGCATCATAGAAATAACAGCAGGTTCATTTGCAACTGTTGCAGTTAGTAATGAATTCTTCCATAATCCTAAGATTTGTCCTTCAGTTAAATATCCTCTTCCCTCTATTGCAGATAATACTTTAGTTTTATCTTCAGTTTCTAATACATTAAATTCTGATTGAGTTGATTCAGATACAAATTTAAAGAATGATGGATTTTCTGTTTTAGTTTCTGTTGCTTTATTAATTAAAGCTTGTAACTTTTCAGTAATTTCATTCTTGTAAATATCTAAAGAATCTAGTTTAGCTTCTTCAGTAATTTCTTTTCCTTCAGCATCTCCTTTACCTTCAAGTTCTAAATCAGATTCAACGTTTTCAACTTCTCCTAAATCATTGATTTCTTTTTCAATTTCCTCTGCCTTATCTTCTTTAAGCTCTTCAACTTCTCCTAGATCGTTAATTTCATCTTCTATTTCTTCAGACCTATCTTCTTCTAGTTCTTCTTCAGTAGATTCTTCTTCAGTAATTTCTTTTCCTTCAGCATCTCCTTTACCTTCAAGTTCTAAATCAGTTTCAACGTTTTCAACTTCTCCTAAATCATTGATTTCTTTTTCAATTTCTTCAGCTTTGTCTTCTTGAATCTCTTCTTCGCTTGTTTCTTCTTCTGTAATTAAATTAGTGTTGACCGTTTCTGCAACATACTCTGCATATTCCGTAACTTTTTCTAAGTTTCCTTTTAAATAGTCAACATACTCTAATAAATCAGAATGTGAAGTTGCTCCTTCATTATAAGATTCTGCTAAATAATTAGTATATTCTTTAATTTGGTTAACACCAGTTGCCATGCTTTCAGTGTACTGAATTGATTGATCTACCTTTTCTGCGATACTCTCTGCATATTCAATTGATTGATCAGTCTTTTCTGCAACATGTTCTGCATATTGAATGTTTTGATCTAATTTTTCAGCTAAATACGTAGTGTATTCTTTTAAATTAGATAATTCAGTATCATTTCCTGTTTCTTTAGCTTCTGTTAAAGATTCTTTAATACTCTTAATCTCTTCAGAAAGATATTGAGAATATTTGTTAAAATCTTCAGCAGTGATGAATTTAGATTCTGCCATTTTTGATTGTGTTTTATTTTCTGTTGTTTTGGTTTCTTTAGTTAATAAGTCATGTGACTCTCCAATTTCATATATTAATATGTCTGAGTTATCAGCAAATCCATAAGATTCATTAACTCTAGTCAATTCAGCGTTTGCAAATCCAGGATCTGCTACTAAATCATATGTGAATAATTGTTTTATTTTAACAGTTCCATTAGATTCAACAGCTCCTGCTGCTCTAGATGAAATCTGTAAAGGTACTCCTGCATCGACTAAAGCTTTAGCCTGTCTTCCTGCATCAGTATCCAATAGACGAATACGTCCTTTAATTTGTTTTGCTCCTTTATCATATGTAATTTCCTCAATGATATGAGATACATTCTTTAAAGATATATCAAAGTTAGATGGGTGATCTAACTCCCCTAATAATTTTGATGCTTTAATTTTATCCTGTAAAGCTTCGATCTGTGGTAAGTATTCTTCAGCGGTATAGATTCTATTGTTTCTATTCTTTACATCTAATTCACCAAAAATTCCTTCAAGAACGTACTTATCCGTTTCGCCTTGTACAAGTGCAGATGCGGATCTTTCTAGGATTAATAAATTTTTATTGCTCATGTTATTATTTTATTATATTTGTATTATATATCTTTATTATAAAGTTGTATTTACAAAACTTATTTTTTAAATTCCAGCTAGTGGATCTTCTTCTTCAGGAGCTTCTTCTTCTTTTTCAGCTTCCTCGGCTTCTGTTTCAGCGGCTACTATTTCTTCTTCATATTCCATAAAATATGTAGTTAGTGTCTCTATATCATTTGTTGTAAAAGCACCTTGTCCGTAAGTATCATAGAAATAGTCTGTGAATTCTTTTTCTGTTTTAGCACTAGATACAATACCAACAATTTCGGATGATTTAATTTCTATACCTTCATCTGTTGTATAATCATCAACTTCAATTTTAGAATCTGGGGTTACTGACATAGCACCTTCCTTGATGTTATGGAATTGTTCAAATAGTTTTACATGTTTCATTACTCTATATATTCTTTTTCTTTTATATTATATTCCCATTGCATCCATAGGATCAACATCAGGCTCTTCGGCATCTTTAGCAGCTTTACGTGCTTTATATGCTTCATTTGCTGCTTTATCGTCCGGTGATAACTTTAAATATCTATCTACTAAGAAATCTTGATCAAAGTAACTTGTTTCTTCCATAGTAAGTGGATCTGTTTCAACTAATGAATCTTTTAATTCACCAACAAAATTAATTCTACGTTCCATGATTTCCATATGTTTTAATTCTGCAAACATATTCTCTTCAGTAAACTGTAGTGATATTTGAGTTTTAAATGCTGCATCATCTGCAAATTCAGGATATTTAAGACACATCTGAATATGTAATGGTTTTACTAGAACTTCTTGGAATGAAGATCTTAATCTCTTAATAAATTTAGAGAATTTGATTTCATCTCTAATCATTCCATCAGCTGCTAAGTTAAAGTCTCCTCCACCATCTTCATACATGAATCTGTTAAATGGAATCTTAGAAACAGCTTTAAGTTTATCAGTAAAGTATTTAAGTGCTTCTGTGTCTGATAATTCAGGACCTTCACCACCTAGCGTTTCGATTTCTGGACTTTCACCATCTTTACTTGGTAACCAGTATTCTTTATTAAATTGTAACATTGGCTTACCGTCAGTATGCATACTTCCAGATTCCCAATCAAAATCTACAACTTCTTTATAGTTATTCATTAATTGAGCTAGGGATTGTTTTGCTCTTGTTTTAGATTTACCACCGACTGGGATAATAAACTTCATTCTATAAGATGAATTGGTAACAGCCCAAATTACTCTGGTGTGTTCCATAATTCTCATTAAGTTAAATGATCTTATAAGACGTTCTAAGTAACTTACCCTAGATGCCGTAGTAATTGATGAATATGAAATATAAATGATCTGAGAGTCATACAGCGTTCTTTCTTTAATAGGATCGTCTGCAAATTGAGTCCATACTTTCTTACCATCTTCTTTATTATATCCAGGCACCAGCGTGATAGGATCTATTTCTTTAAAACCAATAATCTCAGTTTGTTCCGGATTGTAAATTATTTCAAAAGATAAATAACCATCAACTAGGAATTTTCTAAAATAATACCATGCTGACTGGTCTGATGTAAATCCAAAATACTGATAAATGTCTCTATAAGACTTATTAAGATCCTTAGTAACTTCTTCACTAACATCCATCCCGATAATTTCAGGATTTGCAAAAAAGTTTTTATTATCATATACTATAGACTCATCACATAAAATATCTAAGATATCTTCTATCTCATCGTATGTTGAAAATGCTCTTAATTCTTCCCTCTTACCTTCATATGCTTGATCAAAGAATGGTATGTTCTTACGCATATTAGTATCAGACATTGATAATGCTGCAAAAGCACCATACATGTCATCAGAGTCTAACCCCATTTGATTCATCTGGCCAAAGCCAATTTTATCTTCCATCGGTCCGATCGATTGAGACTGTCTAAGAACTAGGTCATCATAATACATTCCAAACGAAGATAATTTCTTAAGAGTATCTTTTAATTTAAATGATTTTTTACCAGTACTTAAAGGGCCATTTCTATTTACGAATCCTGCCATTGTTTGTTTTTTATATTATTATATTAATTGTTTTATATATCTTCTTCTTATTGTTTAGAAAACATCTGTCGTATTTGTGTGATCGTTGTGCCATTTAAGCTAATAAAATCACATAGTGCAATATCAGGCCATCTTAAATAACTTACAACTGATTGTCTTTTTTTTCTACTAGGATTATACCTTCTAATAGCAAAAACACATCCATTGCTCTCTAAGTATGATTTCATTCCATCATATGTTATTCTAAGAGCTCTTTGTCTTTCAGCATCATATGATTTATTATATGCACTTTTAATAGATCCTCCCATTCTAGTGTATAAATCATCTAACAATTGTTCTTTAACACTAATAGGCAATAGATTTAAATTTACGCCTAGATCATTATCATTAACTCCCTCTAGAGCTAATACCACTGGATTTTTATCGTACCATGGAAGATCTTTAGTTGTAGGACTATAATCAAACACATAGATTTTACCAGATTGAAATCGGTCTCTAGTAGATTTTACCTCTACTATTTTCCTGCTAGCAGCACTTTCTTTAAACCAAGATTCTGCATTTTTACGTGCTCTCTTTTTACTACCGGCTGTTTTTGATAGTTCTTTTATTCTGTCTTTAACGTAACCCATTTAATATAGTGTCTTCGGTTAGTACTATGAAATTCCAATTACGACCCTCGCTGTATGTTTTAGCCGCATTATATTTATCCATATTTTTAATGTACGCTTCTGCTAGGAATTTATAAGATGCTATGGCTTTTTTTGAGTTTTTATTAGGTAGTTTTGGTTTCTGTATCTGTGCCTTTGGTTTTATTTCAACTAAATACTCTTTATGTGTTCCGTCTTGTTGTACTTGTTTAAAATAAAAGTCTGGATAGTACTTATGCGCTTTATTAGTTTGTCTAGACCAGTATTTTATTTCAACAGGTTCACTTGACCAATTAATTACCTTATCATTCATGTCACACCATATACAAAACTTCTTTTCCCATGAGCTTCTATAAATTATCGGCTGGGGTCCTATGTATTTCTCTGGAAACTTTGGATGATAATATCCTTGACTGAATCCTGAGTTCTTTGTTGGTTTAACATTCTTGATTGACATTGATAATTAAAGAGTGTATATTCCTGAATGTTCTCCTCCGTTATCATTAGAACCTGTAATTGATATAGTTCCTTTGTATTTTTGGGGGTGAATCTTATTCCATCCTTTAGCGTATCCTCTTTTTGCAATTTCTGTAAAGTATGCAAATGCATTAGGATATTTAGGATTAAAGTTTCTCCAATATTTTAATAAATCTAACATTGCAAATTGAAGACAGTCATTACGATCATCCTCACTCACGTATCTCATTTTATTAATAGTTTTCTCAGCTAGAAGAATTAGCATCTTCTCGGCTGTTGGGGTTAACTTGTCTGCGTCTTTGGATAAAACCATTTGAGCATAAAAGTCTTTATTATTTAAGTAATTTTTCTTACGAGCCATTGTTTTTCTTTATTTGGATATTATACATAGAAA